CATTTTATTTTAAATATCAATATGTATAAAGAAACTAATTTTTCTTTTAATATTAGGATACTTTTCTAACAACCATTTTGTTAAATCATCATCACTTTTTTTACCATCAATATGGCATTCAATGTATACATGTTTTTTATAACCATGGATCAAAGGATTAGTTCTTAATTCTACCGGTATCTCAGATACGGGAATTATTGATCTTTTAATTGTTTTCATACTATTTCTTTTTAAGTTTACCACAATCTATACATATATCATGACCAAGAGTTGTACTTGGTATATATGTATGTTTACAAAACATTTGCTTGATTTTTGTCCACATGTTGTTTATTTTTAAGTTTCTTTCTTTTGTTTTTACTAAGTCTAAACTTTCTCATATCCCAATCCATAACAGTCTGGCATAATCTTCCTAAAGTCATAATAGCTTCTTGATCAGATTCTGCTTCAAATGATAATCTGGCTTTGGTAGGTCTGTGTTGAAAGATATATTTAGACCTTTTACTAACAACTTGTTCCATACTATTTCTTTTCTTTAATGATTTCAATAAGTTTATCTATACAAGCTGATTCTGCTTCTTCATAGGTGTCATACTCTTTTGAGCAGCTGTTGAGTTGAGTTATTTTATAGTATTGCCTGTGCTCCAAACCATCTATAACTGAGTATAACCCATGCTTCTCTCTAAACCATCTAAAGGCTTGAGATTTAACTGGTACTGCTACACTATATTCATAGTGTTCATCATCATCTGCATTAAATTTATCAGTAAGATGATCTAATTCTGTGTTTATTTTAAATGGTTCTTCATAAGCCCATTCACTAATACATTTACCATCTTCAAAATATTCTTCAAGTAAACAAGGTTGATTAAAACCTAATTCTTTTAAAGCTAATGCTTGTTCATATGTTATAAAATTTTCTCTCATAATGTTTTAGTTTAAAATATATATCTTATTGTGTTCCAGGGTAATATCTCCTGGTGTAATTTTTTAAACTCCTCAATATAATGTGCTTTAAGAGCATATTTATACCTCAAGTTAGCACCTCCATACTGAGATATTTTCTTCTCTTGTATTTTTGGTTTCCAAAGTAAACTTTCTCCGGGAAGATTATTAGCAAGATTAGCATAATGCTTATCTACATTGTGAGTTAAAAATATTACTTCAGCTTTTACTCTGCTATCAGCCCAACCATTCATTGAGGCCATTGCTTTAATATCCATAAATAAATTTTCATATTTTAGTCCCCAACCTTCAAAACCTTCCTCTACAATAACAGGACTAAAGTTTAAATGAACCTCATAACCCGCATTAAGAAACCATCTTACAGCAGCAAGCCTATCAATAATATGATCAGTTCCTGGTTCAAGCTGTTGTCTATATTCTTCAGGCATCATGCTGAATCTAATTCTTACCTTACCTTGAGGATTAAAAGTTAAGAACTTTTCATTGACATACTTAGTAGCAAATGAAGCCATAGCTCTTGGATGTAAGATAAAGAAATCAAAGATTCTCTCCCACTGATGGTATTTAGCATGCAGAGCAAAGTCTTCATTACAACTAATGTCATAAGTTATGTACTCTTCATGTGTTTGATTTGGTTTTTCCACATCAGCAAACCATGCATGGTCACTGATAGCTGTTAATATATCTCCATGATTTTTAGCAATAGATAAACCTGTAGGTTTATTTCTTTTCATGTAACAATAACTACAGTTATATAAGCACCCATGTCCAAAAGACGGTGATATATAATCTGTAGATCTACCAGAAGGTCTAATAAGCATAGACTTTCTGGTAACCTCTGTAATTAAACTCAATTTAATTGACTCTGAACAAAATCATAAAAAGTAACTAATTTATTGTATTTGTACAATGTATAGTTAACTTGTGATTCAGCAGGTCTTACGGATGATCTAGTTTCTGGTTCAATAAGAACTAAACCTTTTAACTTTTTTTTAATTTTTCTGGGTAATCTAAACTTCTTTTCCATAATTAATCAATTAATTGTTTATACTCTTCAAAAAACTTTTTAATGTAATTACTATAGCCTTTATGAGCATAATTTCTATCCAAGTGTGATAGATATTGTTGCTGAGTCATCATGTGACCACCAACAAATTCTAGATATAGCTTATAGTCTTGTATACTGTGTTGCCATTTTTCAAAATGAGCAAACCCATTTTTTCTACCAAGACTCTTTGTAGGTCTAACTCCAGGATGTTTCATACCAAACAAATTATTGTTTGATTTGAATAAATTGCTACACATTCCTGATTCAGTCATGATAATGCTGTAAGCAATTTCAGGATGCTTTATATCTTGTTCTAAGATATAACTTACTAATAGTTCTTTGTTTAACTTAGAACTATCTACTGCTACTACTTCTGTAGTATCTTTAATCTTTTTCTTTACAACCTTAATGTCTTTTTTATCACTTTTCCCTAAGCTTACTAAACCGGCTGTTAATACTCCAAGTATTAAAAATATTACTGTTACTTTCATATACATTTTTTTAAGTTAAAAAACTGGTGGTAGATATTTATCAATATGTCAAGTAAATCAAATTTATCTAACCACCAGTATATCAGTCGCCCGCTTTAGGGTCAGCCACCCACTAATGGATCGCACAGGAATCTAATTGCTCACACCTGTACTGATTGTTTTTTCTTGTTTTTTAGCTTTTCTTTCTTTTTCATCAAGCTTGTTGAAATACTCAAGTCTTTCAGCTATTTTCTTGTTCACCAGTTGATTGTTGTCTGGCATATTGTTCTCTTTCTTCATTTTCTTTTTGTTTTAGAATATCAAGAGCTTCTCCAAGAGATAAACCATCAGGTGTTACACCAGAGTTTATCAGGTCTATGTAAATTTCTTTAATCTTCCCCATCAAATTTCTTACCTATGATACCCATAATTCTAACAATAGGATTTTGACATTCTTTTTCAAGATGTTGTGCTAATACATAAATAGCAAATCCTAGTTCATTTTGGTGAGTAACATGTTGACTTATATTAACCATTATTTCAACTATATTCTCATGTTCTTTCATTTCAGTATTTACAAGATCAATAAGAAACTGTTTTCTTTTGTCTGTAATACCTAATGAAGCTGATATAGTCTGTGCAGTATCATCAATTATCTTGATCTTTAAATACTCACTGTTGTCTGTTAACTTAACTTCTTTCTTCTTAGAGAACCACTGATAAATCAGACTCTTCATACTTTGCAATTTCTTTTTCATCTTCTGTTGGTTTAAAACGTGATGCACTATAGTATTCATACGGAAAAGAGTCCGGAGAAAGAGATACTTCTTCCAATTCAAATCCTAATTGATTCCCTAGTGCTAAAGGAACAATCTTTCTTACAGTATAAACAGAGCCTTCAACTATCCACTCACTATAAGGGATCTTTGAAGGCTTGTTCTTGTCATTTATACATATTACTTTAAGCATACTCTGATATTTCAGTTTTCATTTCCATCTTGCTAAGATTTTCATGAATCTCTAGTATCTTCATAAAATCACCAGATGCAACATCTATAGAACCATTACTATGTGCTATAAGAGCGCATTGTTCTGCCTGATGTGGATCATGGTCACAATATTTTATAAGACATGCAATCACATATAGAAAGTCATGCACATCATCATTGAATAATACTAGCTTATGTGTTTTGTTCTCCATACTATAATTTATGGAATTTTTCTCAGTATTGTACATTAAATGTTTTGTAAGTTATCTTAGTTTGATCAAATCCTTCTAAGGCTTGTTTAACCCACTGCTCATCCATAGTATTTCTATAACATAATATATGCACTACAGCTGTGTCATCCGGATTAAGTCTTAGAAGCCTACCTATTCTTTGAGCTGACTTTCTCTCATTACCATAAGCATGCATAATAATACCTTGTTTCAAATTAGGAATATTGACACCTTCACTCAACTGATGTACAGTTGATAGGCAATTAATACTACCATTTTTAAATAAATCAAGGTTCTCATCACTTCTGCTATTACCGCTGTGATATGAGTATTGAGATAGTTTATCAGCCTGTTCTTGAGTATTAGCAAAGACAATCACTTTACTCTTCTGAGATATACTCTCAATAAGTTTCTTAGTATATCTTTCTTTACTAGGATACTCCATAAGAGCACGCATTCTCATTACTCTAAGCATTTGCAAATTACCACCACCAGACTCAACTCTATGAGACCAATACTGATAGTTTAATTTCTCTGAAGTAACAAATGCATTATTACTAGTCTTAACTAAGTAATTTTTTTCATTTGATAATTCTAGCATATGAACAAATATCTTGTAATCATTTAAGATATTGTTATCTACAGCATCATCAGCTTGAAAACTATATACAACAGGACAAAAATCATTAACCATTCTACCCTTTTCAGACCCATCATATTTTGGTGGTGTGCCTGTAAGACCTAGTATTTTACCTTTAAAGTTCTCTAAGAATAGTCTGTGACTATCAAGAAGACTATGTACTTCATCCAAGTAAACAATATCATAATCATTTGGATCATGTTTGTTTATGCTTAGATAAGTAGTAAATACTATTCTACCAAGTAGATTAGCCATATCAAATTTACCCGCATCATCAATCCAAGATTGAAATATAGATTTCTTTGGTGCAACAACCAATACTTTGTTTAGAGGAGATG